GATCAATTCCGCCCATTGTGTTTTGTTTAACTTCTACTGGAATATTTTTACCGTCTGGTAGTGGTACCACTGCTTCTGTGCCGTGTAATTGAGCCGCATAACCGCTTACAGGACCATCTGCAATGCCCCCGTCGGCTTTTTTGACTACTGGGTCATTCCACCCAGACATCATCATTGATGCGCCTTGCTCTGCGGCAATACCGCCAGCAACTCCGCCAACACCAGTCCATGATGTTGCAATACCACCAACTACACCTGCAATAGCTAATCCAGCACCTTCTGCTATTTTTGTCCAGTCTCGTCCTGTTTCGCCTGGATTACCTATGCCTGCTTTGGCTAGAGTTTTCTTAACTCCGTCAAGTATTTGATTGGCTACACTAGCAAAACTCTTAATTGCGGGAGTTAATTCTTTTTGTAATGCCATCTTCAAATCTTGTGCAGATTTTTCTGCGCCCATTACCTCTTCTTGTAGGCCACCGTGTGCCGCTGATAGTTTGTCTGCATCTGATAGTGCTTTGTCTCTATTCTTGGTATTCATTTTAAATGAATCTTGTTGCTGTTGATCATAGGCCTGTGACACATCTGCTAGGTCACCAGTAGCAATAGTAGCACGGCTAATAGCTGCGCCCATTTCGCTAGTGCCAGCTTGGAATGAATCATTGAGTTTAGCAGTACCGTCAGTTAAAGATTTAATATCTGTTCTGCCACTTAACAGTGCATTACCAAAATCTTGCCCTGCAGCCGCGGCACCTGTTAGATTGGCTGCTACGTCAGTAACAGCACCACCTAATACTGTGGCTTGAATAGCCGCTCTACGATTACTTTCGCTCATCGCACCCAATGCTTGATTTACACGATTTACCAATCCAGGATCGTTAGTTTTTCTAGCTATCTCGTTAACTTTAGCTTGGAATGCATACTGCTCTGCTTGTTTTTTAGCGGCATCTTGTCGTGCTTTGTATTCTTCGCCCATGATGTCTGACATGGCTTTCATGTTTTTAGCCATTTCAACAGTGGCTGCCGCTACCTGTGAGTTAGTAGCCTGCGCACCTGTTTTTTTATAACTGGCAATAACCTGTGCTGTGATTTCTGCTTGTTCTTGGAAACCAATACCTAGGTTTTGCATTTCACGCTGTAAGGTTAATCCGCTTTTGCCTGTTTGAACAGCATATCTACTAGTAACATCAGCTACAGCTCTGGCTGCTGTTTCTACTGTCATACCAGATTCTGCTAGAGCCGCATTGTTATTTTTAATCACTGCACCAAACTGTTCAACTGTTAGACCAGCACGTGATGCGTTTGCACGCAGATCATCCATGCCGTGTGCAAATAGTGCGCCTGATGCTGTTGTGTCATTAAATGCTTTGACTGTTTTTTCAACTTCTTTAACCAGCATGTCAATGCCGGCTTTAGCAGCTTCAGCAACACCTGCTGTAAAGTATTCTAATGCGGCCGACCCAGCAGATAAGGCTATACCAAATTTGCCTGTTTTGCCACCAAGCTGTGCCATACCAGACCCAAGAGCTTCGCCTGTTTTTCCTACTGCGGTCATGCCAGCTTGTGACGAATCTATAGCCTGCGTCATTAGATCGCCAGCTAGTGCTATGCCACTACTGTTGCTCTGCAGATCATTTACTAGTGTTTTAGTACCTTTGAATATGCCCTTGACCAGTGTATCGCCAATAGCTGATGTTAGTTGTACCGCGGCTTTTTTGTACTGTGCTGTGAGGAATTGGTTGGCCAGACGTTGGCGTTCTATTTCTAATTCAGATTTTTTTACACCTTCATCAAGATCTTCAATTTGTTGATCAAGATCTTTGATAGTAGGGCCAAGGTCAATGATCTTTTTACGACCTTTTTCAAGATCTGAGTTAAGTTTAGTGAACTGTTTAGTGATTCGGTCAATTAATTTTTCTTGCTTAGTTTGACCTTTAGTGGATTTGTCTAGTTCTTCTGACCAGTTGTCCACAGAAGCTCCCATCTTTTCAAACAGGCGCTGGAACATCTCCAGTAATTTTTCTTCATCCATTTATTATATGCTCACTTTATTGGTGCTAAATATTACGTAGTATATCATATATTTATTGGAAAAAATCACCATGAATCAAACTAATCCTTTAGCCAAGCATTTTCGCCAACCTGCGATCTTTTTAAAGTTACCTAGTAAGGGCAAATATTGGCCTGAGGGCGCACTAACACTCAGTGCTACAGGTGAACTGCCTGTGTACCCTATGACTACCAAAGATGAAATTACCCTGCGTACACCAGATAGTTTAATCAACGGATCAGCCATTGTAGAAGTAGTCAAAAGCTGTATTCCTAGTATTCAAGACCCGTGGGCTATGCCTAGTGTAGACGTTGATGCTTGTTTGATTGCTATACGTATTGCCAGTTATGGCAGTGATATGGACATCAATACCAGTTGTCCTAAGTGCAAACACACTAATGATCATACTGTTAATCTTAACGCGGCCCTGGATCAAATCACCATGCCAAACTTTGATAATTTGATTCAAGAACCTGATTTGACTATCAAACTTAAACCACAGAACTATTTTGCAGTCAACAACGCCAACAGCATCACATATAAAGAACAACGTATTTTAAATGTTCTAGCTCAAGGCGAAAATGAAATCAGCAAAGAAGACCGTGATGCTAACCTTAAGGCCATTACAGAAGAACTAATTGAATTAAATCTAGACAACCTAACAGCCAGCACAGAATATATTCTAATGAGTGATGGAACCAAGGTAGTTGACAGCGGGTTTATTAGAGAGTTTTATTCTAGCACCAGCAGTGCAACGGTACGCAAAGTACAGGAAAAACTAGCTGAGATTGCCAGTACTGCTGGTCTTAAACCATATGATAATGTCTGTGACGAATGTCAGCATGAATATAAAACAGAAGTTACGTTTGACTACGCAAATTTTTTCGGTCTAGGCTCTTAGCTCTAAGTAACGAAGAAATTGTCCAGCAGTTAGAAAAGATGGACAAAGAGGTAAGAGCCTTTAAAGAAGACGCCTTAAGAATGTGTTGGTACATGCGTGGTGGTCTTAGCTATGATGAATCTATGCTGTTAAGTAAATCAGAAAGAGACATTATTGGTGAGATAATCAAAGATAACTTAGAAACAACTAAAAAGAGTAAGTTTCCATTCTTTTAAGATGTCTACGACATCTGCATTTTCGCTTGCGCTCAATGCTTTTTCTTCTAATCTCTTTAATCTAAGATATATTGAACTATTGTACGTTCTTAAATGCTTTATCTAGATCCTTCAGTCACAATTTACCTATTACAGGCAAATTGCAACGAGAGCTTTATCTGAGTCCTACTCGCACACTAACTAAAAGAGATTGCTATCATCAGCACGGAAGCGGTCAGCCTGTACTCCCTACTCTAGATTTCTCTGGCGGTAGCTCAAACAGCCGTAGTTAGCCAACTGTTGTTTTGCTCTCAGGTTGAGTTGTTTCAGAGCCTGAATCTTTTGGTTTTTACACCTAATTGATTGCCGTGCCGTCATGTGTCTAGTCTACTCTAGACGTTCCAAGTGCGGCCATTACGCGAGCACCATCTCCTCATGACACAGAACTTAATCTGCAAAAGGGCTGTTATTTTGTAATCTTTAAATCTTTAACGGAATTCTTACCTAGTCTAACTTGAATAATGCCATTGTAGTTGTTTTCACGTAACAATACATTTTCCTTAAACTGATAATAGGCTTCCAAGTAATTAGTTTCGCCACGTGACTCACATAGATGTATGATTTCACGTGTGAACTTGTCCCGGCCTAGTTTGTCTATATCTGCTTGGAGTCTAGGACTACTGCCCCAGTAAGTTTTCCAATCAGTTTCAACTGTTTCCCTACGTTTGTTTTTCTTGCCTTTTAGAGGTGGTCTCTTTTTGATGGTTTTGAAGTATTTTCTGCCAACATAATCATGCCCGTTAACAGTATTAGTTATCCTATATATAAAGCCATAATAGTTGTTGATATCCTCAGACTCAAATATTTTTCCATTGTAAGTCCACGGATATTCATACATCATTGATGTCCCAATTTAATTTTGATAGATGATTATCATAGAGATAATCAGCAAATATTTTATGTGTGCCAATACTCACTAAATGCCCAGTATCAGAAGTATCTACATTATTTTCTTTAGCCCAGGTTGGGATACTGAAATTAAAAATATCTAAAATATTCTTTCTTTTTTTAATATCTTGATAAACTTCTAATTGATTTAAATATCCCCATTTTAATTCACTGTTGGGCTGATTATGCGCCGCAGAAAAAATAAAATGAGGAATATTTAATAAAGTTAATGTGTTAGTTAACATAAAAATATTAACAAGTAATTGTACAACCTGCACATTAATATTTAAATCAACTAATCGTCGTTTATCAAAAATAGTTAAATCTTCTTTACGAACTGAGTCTAAAGTAACAAATTTTCCTTCAGGGCATTCGTTAAGTCTTTTAACAAATTCATTATCTGTGTTAGCCCATATTTCTTCACGTGTGAAAAATGATAAGCCAATGATCACATATACGTTTATATTTTGTCTTTTAAATTTTATACAATCTTCTAGAGTAGATCGAATTATTCTGTGGTTTGAACTACCAATGACAGCTTTGTTTACTAACCCAATATTATATTGATGTGATAAAACATTGCCATACATCCCATACTCAGTTGGTGCAGAATAACTGTCTCCGTTGATGTATAAAATCTTTTTCAATTATAAACTGTTTTTCTTCTCTTGGATTTCTGCACGACGAGCTTTGGCTAGTTTGCCTAAGTCACCTAATGCACCACGAGCACGTGCGGCAGCGGCTTTAACACCCTTACCGTCAAACTTTTCTGATTCTGCTTTGTATGTTTCAATTGCTTCTAAAATTTGTTCATGTAATGTTGCCATTTTCTTTTCCTTTTTAAAAATTATACTGCTTGTCTACGAGCAAGTTCTCTCGTAATTTTTGCTTTATCTTTCTTACGTTGTGTTTTATTTAACAATTCTGAAAGCTGTTTGACATTCAATGGACCTAATCTGGCCTTACCACTCTTATACTGCATTGGGTTATTGTGTCGTTTACTTGGGTGTGGTTTATCTGCCATGCAATTCTCCTTACCATTCGGTTGCGTATTGTTGATTTACTACTGATATATTACATTTAGTCTTGCACTCAGTCCAGGAAAAATTTTCAAATTTTTTGTCCCAGAATGAATCTTGTAACACAATATCTAGTGGTTTTTCATTTAAATTAAAACTTTTTGCTAAGTCTAACCACTCATTATTGTGTGAATATCTATTTGCTACCCAACAGCAAGGAAAGAAATGTCCTTGACTGTTGATAAACAGTCCTTTGGCCCCAATCCCACACAGTGCTTTAACTCCATTTATTTCCTCAGCTGATTGATAGAGGTTTAAATTAGTTTCGTAGCCTACTGTGGATTCTTTACGCCCAGAAAGATTAATAATTTCTCGTTGAAACCTGTAGTTACTGCTGATCAACTCATTTCTAGGCTGTAATGGGTCGCCTTCTGGATATACAGTGTAGACTTTGTTAAATTTAGTACTGCGAGTCAATTGAAACTGATCAAATTCTAGTGTACGTGCTAGTTCTTGCATGTAGTCTAAACGATCTTGATTAAAACTAAATGCGATAGCATCCCAGGTAGTATATGCTTGTGTGGTAAAATTAAAAGCAGTAATACCAGCTATGATGCTAGACCAATCACTGTTTACTCTATACTGTTCGTTGCTGGCTTGATCCCACCCGTCTAAACTAAAGTGTACATGATCATCAGCATCTAAAGCAAGTCCTAATTGTTGCCACCATTCAGTTTTCTTATAGCTACCATTGGTAACTATAACAATTTTAACAGGTTTAACACTTTTAATATAACGAATGACTGGAATTAGGTCGTGTGCATATATAGGATCACCGTCATCACCGCAGAATGTAATCTTTTCTACGTTTTTCTGTATAAACTCTGGTGTAAAGTTCTTTTTAAAAAAGTCTAAACTTAATTCTGTGTTTACTAATGTGTCAGGCACTTCTGTGCGAGCACATCGCGGACACTTAAGTGTACACTTGCTAGATATTTCAATGTGCCAATGCCATGTTGCTAATTTCACTATGCAATCTCAACATCAGTGTTATAACTGGTAAAGCCATTTTCTTTTACCACTGTAAGGATGTTGTTTACACGCCCGCCTAGTTCATCTCTATGACTTACTAACCAAATTGATTTGTGTGCATCACGCGACATCTTTTTAAGAATAGCCAAGGCATTTTCTACACCTGATGCATCCATGCCGCTGTCTACTAATTCATCAATAAACAACAAGTTAATTGGTTGATATAAACTTTCCCATACATCACGGAATGCCCACGACAAGCTAAGGATAAGTCTATTGCGTTCACCACGACTTAGGTTATCAAAGTCTAGTTCACGACCTAGTTCTGTAATATTAACGCTTAGGTCGTTCATAAACACCACAGTATGCGGTAAACCAATACGATCTAGGTATTGACTTAATCTTGCGTTTAGGTAGCTTAAATTTTGATCAATAATACGTTTACGTATATAAGAATCTTTGTTAGTTAATAGTTTGTGTAAGAACTCTTGATGTTCTTTAAGGCGAGTCAGTTCATTCATCATAGAATAGTCAATCTCAGCCAGGGCAGTGGTTTTCATGTCTGCAATCTGCTCTGTATAAGGATCTTCTTCTTTTGACTTAGCAGCTAACTGTTGCTGTAATCCAGCAACACTGCTACGATGTTGAATAGCATCTGCTTCAGTATCATAGAATGTGGTAGGTTTAACACCTAGCTCACCTATAGATGCTTTGGCTGCAATTAGTTCTTCTAATTGACTAGCATGTGTATTCTGTTGTAACTCAGCATCACGTAGTTTGCTTTCTTTGATAGACAACAATTCTGCATGTTTTTCATCATGCAGATCCTGACCGCAGGTATTACACTTGTGATCACGAAGAGTTTCTATATCACTGGTTAAGTTAGCAATGCCTTTGACTTCGCGCTGTAGATCCTGTGTAGATCGTTGAATAGCAGTGTTTAAATCAGCAATGTCTTTGCTTTTTTGATTGTACGCTGACAGTTCTTTATGTGCTTGAATCTCTGCATCGATATCTAGTTTTTGCAATTCGTCAAGTGCTTCTTGTAGTTTACGAACATCATCTTTGTGTTTAGTTAACCATAGCATCTGACGACGCTGTGCCGCTTCAATCTGCTCTTCAATACGTTTATTAGCATCAGACACAGCTTTGATGTTGGCTTCTTCCTGCTGAATGGCGTCCCTTGTGGCCTTACTTTGCTCTTTGAGTGCTTCTGCTTTTTCACTCAATAAGGTAATACCTAGCAGTTGTTCGATGATAGCACGTTGATCATTTGATTTTAGTGCTAAAAATGGCTCAGTGTAGGTGTTCAATGCAACCACGTGCTTGAACATCTCGTGACTCATGCCTAATAAACGTTCTATTTCTTGCTGTGTTTCTCTGCTGTCACCTTGACTGTTATCGTCCTTGGCTTCTTGTTCTTGATCACCAATATAGAATTTAAGTACATTAGATTTGCGACCACGCTCAATTCTATATTCAACACCATTAACTTCAAAGTCAATAGTAACCAGCATGGCCTTTTGATTGGTTTTATTAACTAGATTGTCTTTACGAATGTTAGTCAGTGCTTGTCCGTATAGAGCATAACTCAGTGCGTTGATAATAGTAGTTTTACCTGTACCATTACGTGCACCTGTGTCATCACCACCTAGGTCAACGTTTTCACCTAAGACTAAGGTTAAGTCTCTGCGGTCAAAGTTAACAGCCTGTGTAGCGTTACCTACACTCATAAAGTTTTTAACAGTTAGATATTTGATTTTAAACAATTATAGATGCCTATAGATATCAAGTAGTAAGTTAGGATCGTAGTGCCCATCACCTGCAATATTAGTCAATTGATTAGTAACAATGGTGTCAATACTTTCAAATTGTATATTACCCATAACAATGTCACTACCAACAGTAACATCTTTAACAGGTAGTAGTGTTAATTCACGCAGATTGTATGTACCAACAAATGTTTCTTTGATAAATGTTGCTTCTTCGTAACTGATGTCAATGTCTAGATTAACACGACAGTGCATGTTTGGCAGTAGTAAATTTTCTGGAGTGCGTAGAACATCACTTAGATTATATACTCTATATTTAGGTTGGTTAGCCCATGTGCGATATTCTGGCTCTTTACCCCATTCAATGATCATCATGCCACGACTATCATCGCCTGCATCTGCGTAGTTATGTGGGAAACAGTTACCTAAGTAGACAATGTTGCCTTTTTCTTGACGCTTATGGAAGTGTCCACTGAACACCTTATCAAACCCTCGGAAAGCATCAGCTTGGATTTCACCTGTGTCTGGCATCTGTACCATGGCATTCATGTAGAAATGCGGTAGTTCAAAGTGCCCAAAACAGTATTGACCTTTTAGTTTAGGTACCCGTTTGTGATCGTCACCAACGAGCCAAGGAGCAATGACAACGTCACCGTCTGAAAACCAATCGTTAACAATTTGTACATTGGGTAGATGCTTTGCCCATTCGACACTTTGTACATCACGCTTATCTCTATAGTAGAGATCGTGATTGCCAGGGATAAAATATACACGATCAAAAGCGGCATTTAATAACTCCAGGGCTTGTAGACTGTAATTAAGTGTGACGATGTTAATTGCCGCGCGGTTATTATGCCAGTCACCTGTAAAGAAGCAGGTCTCACAACCTTCAGCTTTGGCGGTAGCAATAAACCACTTGATAAAATTAAGACAATCGTCGTTGTGTGTTTGGCTGTTAGACTTTAATCCAAAGTGAATATCCGTGCAAACAGCCGCTTTTTTAAATAGGTTAGCCATGTATATAGTATAAGTTAGTTAAGGTCAAAGTGCAAATTGCGAATTGCCAAATTATTCTTCGTAGTGGCCACCACCTCCGCCCCAGTCTCCTTGGCGTGTGTAGCTTGGAGAATAATTATTCATTTCTAAAATATCATCACGAATGTTTTGATTGCGCTTTTCAATATTAAGAACACGGGTAAAGCTGTTGGTGATTGCCGCTGTGTAATAGGCAAATGGATTTTGACTCTTTGCTTCATCAAATTGTAGGCCGATTTGACTTAGTTGTAATAATGCTTGGCTACGCATTTCATCATTATAAGTATAACCACGCCAGTTAGACCTAGTAGCATAGCGTTCACATAGTTTAATAAACATGTGTGCTAGTTTAGCAGTCATAGTGCCATGATCTTTACTGAACTTGCCTTTTTCTAAACCACCTTTCCAATGACTTTTACCTACACAAATAGGATTTAATTCTTCATCTACTTTGTAGTGTTGGAACGGAGGAAAGTTTACTTTGGTATACTTGGTTGCGCCTTTGACTACTACAGGCTCGTCGTATTCTGTTTCAAAGTTATCTTCATCAGAATCGTATTCTTCTTGGGCTTTAGCGTCAGCTTTCTTTTGTTTTGCTTCGTCGATGGGTATGTGGTCCCAGGTCATCACACGAAAAACCACATCAGTGACTGGAATATCTTTGGCAGGAGTTAGGAATTCATCTAGCTTGCGCTTATTTCCTAACAGTAGTTCTGCTTCTTGTTGTTCTTTAGCTAGGCGTTCTGCACGTAGCTTACGTGCTTCTGTTACTGCTTTTTTAGTGATTGCTCCTACACCAGTAACAATCATATCATAATTTTTAACTGAATCATCTATAAAACTACAGTATGTCAGCTTACTTTTTGCAATTTCTTTAAGAATATCTTTATTATTAAGATAATTTACCTTTCTCATAGTTCAGGGGTTCCTTTTAAACTACTACTATTATATAACCTATAAATACATGATACAAGAGGTATTTTACAACATGTCAATATTTGGCGGATTATTTGGACAATCAGGCAGCGTACCAGGCCTAGGTGGCGGCAGTAACACTGCATTTGATTTACTAAATCCCAGTACCAGCAGACTAAGTGTTGCTGGACTGTTGCCTGGCGGCGCTTCTAGTGCTCCTGTAAATGTACCTAATATTGGCTTTCAATCAGCTAGCGCACAGGGCGGAGCAACTGCGGCTGCTGAAGATGATTGGCGTGTGCGTGTAAGTCTAGCACCTAGCGCACAAATATTCTATCAAGATCCTGGAATCCCAGCAAATTCATTGATGTATCCATTGGTAGAAACTAACGGAGTTATTTGGCCATACACACCACAGATTGCAGTGACACATAACGCCAACTACAGCACTGCACAGCTTACACATAGTAATTATCCCGCACATTTCTACAACTATTCAGAAGTGGCAGACATACAGGTATCTGGTGAATTTACTGTACAGACAGTGGCAGACGGACAATATCTAATGGCCGCAGTCTACTTCTTCCGTAGTGTGACTAAAATGTTCTTTGGTCAAGGCGCTAACGTAGGCAATCCTCCACCTATTGTATTCTTAGACGGCTACGGCAGTCACTACTTCCCGCACGTTCCTTGCGTGATTACTAGTTTCACTCATACCTTACCAAATGAAGCTGACTACATACAAGTGCCAATTAGCCAAACTAGTCTAACAACATCTACAGAAAGTCCACAAAATACACAAGGACCAAACAGTAGTGTAGATACCAGCGCACTGGATCCAGGTACAGTACCTAGTCTGTTGCAGTCTAGTACACAGGCTACAACAGCGGCAACTAAAGCCATTGTGGCTGCAGGCAACACCACAGGATTTAGTACCATAACCACACATACTCGTGTGCCTACTACCAGTACCATTGCAGTGACTCTACGCCCAATGTATAGTCGCAATAATTTACACAATAGATTTAACCTAACTGACTTTGCGCAGGGTAAATTAATCAAAGACACCAAAACAGGTGTCGGAGGATTCATCTAATGACCGTGGCTTATAACAAGACCAGCCCGTATGCTAACACAGACATCTACAGTTTTTTCTTAGATGTGGCTAATATTCCTAACATACCAATTAATTCTACAGATGTACAATACCAAATTGATAAGATATATGGTAATCGTCCTGATCTGTTGGCCTTTGACTTATATGGAGATCCAGGCCTATGGTGGGTATTTGCTGTTAGAAATCCTAATGTTATACAAGATCCAATTTTTGACTTTGTGCCAGGTGTTGTTATCTACGTACCACAGAAACAGAATCTAACATCAGCATTGGGATTGTAACAAATGACTGACGTGATTACTCAAGATAACGCTGAAACCCAGTTAGTCAATACTCCTAGTTCACCTCCTCCTAGTGTTACAGGCCTAGCACCTGACTATTCAGGCGGCTACTATGGCGAACAAACAGAAGCCAGTGGCGGCGGTTCTACTATAGCTACGGCTAACAATGTTCCAGGTCCTGCGGCATTGTCTGCCAGCGAACAACAAAATCTTGCACCAAGTTATGCAGGTGGATACTACGGTGATCAAAATGAAGCCAGTGGCGGCGGATTTGATCCTAGTGCTGAAACTATAACAACAGGACCTGTGGCCAATGAAGCAAGTGTAGCAGACACAGCACCTAATCCTGCGGCAGATACTACACAAAATTTAAACACAGCACCAAACTATAATAGTCCTAATGCTCCTAGTAAACCTACTACAGCAACACCTGATACTAATACTAACAAACCTTTGCCTAATAGATTAAAAGACTATCCTAGCTATATCTACGGTCTAAGTTTACATCTACTATCAGATTCAGACTATAATCATACTGTAGAAACTCAAACCTATACACCAAAAAATGTTCTAGTGGCCAGTGCTGGCCGTTACAGTCCCGATAATTTTCCTAGAAATCAATTCTTTAGTGAAGACTTCTATTTTGAAGACTTTAGCATGACCACAGTTATTGCGCCTAATGACCTTAGTAGAAATACCAATGCCATAGAAGGGTCATTTACCTTAATTGAACCCTATGGATTTACCTTTGTAGAAAGATTATTGTTAGCGGCCAAAGACATCAATGCACAAAACTATTTAGATATGCCATATCTAATTCAAATTGATTTCTTTGCCATGGGCGATGATGGCAGTATCTTGGGCTCAATTGAAGATCTAAGAAAACGTGTACCATGTAAAATCACCAATTTGGAAATCAGAGTAACAGTCAAAGGTGCAGAATATAAAATCACCTATGTGCCATTCCATCATTCAGCATATGATATGTCTACCTGTTCAACTCCTGCAAACTTTGAAATTACTGCCAGCACTGTGGCTAACTTTTTCCAAAGTGTAGAAGGCACAACTGCTGATGAAGTCACAGCACTAAACGCAGTCAGAGCAGAAGTGCAGGCGGCCAATGGATCAACACCTGCCCCAACAAATTCAGCAACGCAGACCACAGGGAAAAATAGATTTGCGTCAATCCCAACTACTCCGCAGCCTAACACTGCCACTGCTAAACCAACACCATCAACCCCTCCAGCATATAATAAATTCTCAAGTTATGGCAGTGCGATTAATCAATGGATGCAGGCGTTGGTGCAGTATAATAAAATCAGTGTAGCTGATGTCTATAGATTTGAATTTCCTAAGACCACACTAGATGATGGTACAACCATCAGCATAGGCGACAGTTTATTTACAGATCAACTTAGACATACACCAAAAGAAACATCAATGAAGGGCAATCAAACCCCAGGTGACATTGTGGCTATGAAGCGTGCTGATCTAGGACAGACAGTTGGCGGCACGGTTAAAACAACCACAGCCAACCCCACACCTGCTACTACCAGTGCAACACCAACCTACACTTCAGGGGTAGTAGATCAGACATACTTTATCAAAGCACCTGGTGAGTCAGATGCAGCCTATGCTAAACGTATGAGAGATTATGCTAATACTCAAAATGCCGCAATTAAAGCAGCCACGGCTTCTGCCACTACAACAAATAATGCCATTGCTGGTTCATATGACAAAACATATTTTATCAAAGCACCTGGTGAGTCAGATGCAGCCTATGCTAAACGTATGCAAGACTACGCTACTCAACAGAATGCTAGACTTGGAGTAACAACTACAATACCAGCTCCAGCGGCACCAGCTACCCCAAACGTAGCGTTATATGATCCTACTAAAGCTATATTTCAAATACAAGCAGGCACAACTATTGACAGGCTCATTGACTACATAGTTAGAAATAGCGATTACATACAGAATCAATTGATTGTGCCTGAAGATCCTGACTATGCCAGCAAGAAAGAAGCATTAAAAGATAAACCACTGTATTGGTTTAAAATTATTCCTACAGTCAGACTATTAGATTTTGATGTACGTAAACGTGTGTGGGCCAGAGAAATTACCTACAGTGTAATACCATATAAAATTTACAATCTACGTGCTGACATAGGCCCACAAGGTGTGCAACTATATCCTGTGAAATACTACAACTATCTGTATACAGGACAAAATGATGACGTTTTAGATTTTGATATTAAATTTAATGCACTATACTTTAATCAGGTCACTGCCTATAGAAATAGTCTAACAGATGTTAATCCAACTGCGGCCAGCAACACCACGGATAATCAAACACAAAACTATCCAAACTACAACGGCGGTGGTAATGCTCCTACGACTACCACTGCGGCCAGCAGTCAATATGATGCTGTGATGCCACTGGTAATGAAACCAGTAGTACAAAACTCTAGAAGCAATGCCACTGGTGGTGCTAGCACAGCCAAAGAAACTGCGTCAGTGGATCTAGAAGCCAGCATCATGACCAACAGTCAAGCTGACATGCTGAATGTTAAATTAAAAATCATTGGAGATCCTGACTACATTAAACAGGATGATGTGTTCTATAGACCTCCGCTAGAAGGATTTAATGTTGCATCTAAACCCAGTACAGATCCACGTTTAACTGCTGGTAACAGTAGTTTAGTCATGGACAAGGGCGGACTTTACGTACAGCTATTGTTTAGAATTCCGTCAGACATTGACGAAACCACTGGGTTTATGAAGTTTAACACCAACTACAAACAGAGTGTGTTTTCAGGACTGTACATAGTAACTAAAGTATCTAGTCACTTTACCAACGGACAATTTACACAAGAACTAGAACTGGTTAGATTGGTAAGACAGCAGGCATACGATTATGTCAATGGACAAAATAATCAAACCAGTGACAATAGAACACCAACAGCTCAAATAACTCCTGGTGTAACTCCACCAACTCCTGTGCCTACTGTAGAAGTAGCTGGAGGTGGTCCAGACCCAAGCACTGCTTCTGCTGCAGACAGTGCTAATAATCAAACACCTGGCCAAGACCAACAGATTACTCAGGCCATTGGCCCTGACTATTCTGGAGGCTACTATGGTGATCAAACAGAAACCAGCGGCGGAGGATTTACTCCTGGACAACAGGATTTGATGGCCGTAAACGAAACAGCGCCTAGTGCTGTTATTACAGATCAAACAGAACCACAAGCAATCGTTCCTAATTTTACACCAATAAGTATTAAAGGGAATCAAGTTCCTGGCCAAGCAGCAGTTACAGGATAATTAAAAAATGGCAATCGATCATAGAATAGCAAGTAAAGTAGCAAAAAATCTACGCAGAGAAGAAGCCAGCGGCACACGTGTTGATCCGTATCCATACATTGGTGTGGTTAAAAACAATCTAGATCCAACACGCAGTGGTCGACTACAGGTATATATTCCTGATCTAGGCGGACCTGCTGATGATCCTAACAATTGGCGCACAGTGTCATATGCTAGTCCATTCATGGGCTATACCAGTCAAGTACAGAAGTCTGGAGCACAGTCTCCAACAACCAACAGTTTTGAAACTGTGTCACACAGCTATGGTATGTGGGCAGTACCACCAGACCTTGAAGTTGAAGTGATTGTTCTGTTTATCGCAGGGGATCCTTTACGTGGATACTGGTTGGCCTGTGTTGACTCAAGCCTAAGTCACTATATGATTCCAGCTATTGCTGGTACTCCTAATGTAGATACTACTAGTCTTGGTAAAAACGAAAACAACACATACAAACAAGGTGACATTGTTCCTGTAGTGGAATTCAATGAGTATCAGACAGCAGATGTTACTAATTCAAGTTTCTACAATAACAATAAACCCATACACAAATTCCAATACGGTATACTACAACAACAGGGTCTTGAAAAAGATCCAGTGCGTGGTGCTATTTCAAGCTCAAGTCAGCGCGAAAGCCCTAGTCAGGTATTTGGTATATCCACCCCAGGCCGTCCATTTGTCAACGATCCAGCAGACGACAAAGAATATGTTACTAAATTAAACAGCGGCAACTTACCTCCTGACTACTTTACTGTTAAAACACGTAAAGGTGGACATTCATTTGTTATGGATGATGGTACAGCCCTAGGCATAGATCAATTGATACGTCTGCGTTCAGCAGGTGGACATCAAATCCTGATGAATGACACTAACAATATTCTTTATATTGCCAATGCCAATGGTGATAATTGGATTGAGTTAGGCAGTGATGGCGCATTGAATATATTTGCTGGCAGTAATTTTAATGTTAGAAGTCTTGGAACTATTAACTTCCACAGTGATGCTGACATTAACTTTAATGCACAGAATATCAATATGAATGCCACCAGCACATTCCAAATGAACACGTCAACGACTAACATACTAAGTCCAGGTGCATTTAATCTACAAGCAGGAGCAACACAGTTAAAACTTGGCGGAGAATTTATTGTAGATGCCACAGGACAAGTATCACTTAAATCAGGTGGGGTGGTTGCTGTAGATGGCAGCGGATGGTACGCACAGTCAGGAAAATCAAAATCAGCCAAAGAAGTAAAAGGTATTCAACATCAGAGTTTGCCTGATACAGCACAAAACACTGTAGGACAATGGGTAATTAATCCTGGCACATTAGATACGATTGTTACGGTTGCGCCAACACACGAACCATTTACTAGAACCACAGCCGCAGCATTCTTTGTGCCACAAAGTCCAGGTATACAGCCTGGAACATATAATGCACCTGTAGATGCTACTAAACAAGCACAAGACACAGGAATAAAAAATCCTGCAACCGCAACTGATCTACGCAACCAACCACCTTGTGACTGTACTATTGGTAGTCTGACTTCTGCACAACTTACTGCCTACTACACCACTATTGGTAAGAGTGAAAGTGGTGGCAAATATAACACAGTCAACAGCATTGGCTACGTAGGCAAATATCAATTTGGTTGGCCTGCACTGGTTGATGGCCGTTATGTCAAGAGTACCTGTAAGTCAAACGCACAGTTAAACAATCCCAATAATTGGACTGGCAAAAACGGCATGGATAGCCTACAGACATTCTTAGGTAGTCCAGCAGAACAAGAAGCCGCAATGTGTGCTTATACCAAACGCAATTACACCAGTATGTGTAAATTGGGCTGTGTTACATCTGATCAATCACCAGAAGACGTAGCAGGTATGTTGGCTGTGGCACACCTATTAGGCCCTGGCGGGGCACGCGATTATCGCAACGGTAAAAGCGGTGCAGATGCTTATGGCACCACTGGAGCCACATATTTTAACAAAGGCAAATATGCTGTGCAGGTACTTGCGCCACAATTATCAACAGTAAATGCCGGATAAATATTTGTATGGCAAACACATATAAAGGTTTTAGTACACTAGCAGGCACAAGAAACTGGCGCTTGACAGATTTTGACTTGATTAAACGCGATATACTTAATCATTTTAATATCCGCAAGGGCGAAAAGCTAATGAATCCAAATTTTGGTACTATTATTTGGAATGTCTTACACGAGCCTTTTACAGAAGACCTAAAATCAGTGATCAGCCAAGATGTACAATCAGTGGCTACCTATGATCCGCGTGTGAGTTTTGATAATATTGTTATCACAGAATATGATCAAGGCATACAAATTGAAGTACAATTACGCTATGTACTAACTAATCAAGTTAATACCATGCTAATGAACTTCAACAACGCAACCAATACCCTTACAGCACACTAATTATTAACTGCGCAGTTTTTAAACCTGATAAATACATTATATTAGGGAATAAAGATGGCAACCACCACACGACAAACCAGTTTATTAGTCGCTGAAGACTGGACTAAACTATATCAAACATTCCGTAACGCTGACTTCCAAAGTTACGATTACGAAACACTTCGTGCTTCAATGGTAAGCTACCTACAGCTTTACTATCCAGAAGACTTTAATGACTTCATTGAGTCAAGTGAGTTCATTGCCTTAATTGATATGATTGCCTTTTTAGGCCAATCATTGGCTTTCCGTGGCGACTTAAACGCACGTGAAAACTTTATTGACACAGCACAACGTCGTGACAGTATTCTTAAACTAGCTCGCTTAATTAGCTATAACCCTAAACGCAATATCAACAGTCGTGGATTCTTAAAATTTACATCAGTTAGCACAACTGAAACAATTTACGACAGCAATGGTATTAATCTATCAAACCTAGTGATTAACTGGGCAGATGCAGGCAACGGTAACTGGCAAGAACAATTTACCTTAATCTTAAATGCTGCATTGATCAGCAATCAAGCTATTGGTAAGCCTAGTGCTAGCCAGTTAATCAATGGCATCACCAATGATGAATATCAGATTAATCTAATACCTAATGTGTTAGCTACATATAGTTTCAATGCCACAGTGGCGGGCACCGGTATGCCGTTTGAAATGGTAAGCCCAACTTCAGCAGGACAATCATACATATATGAAGTAAATCCATATCTGAATGCACCGTTTAATTTCTTATACAAAAATGACAACCTAGGTAATGGATCAGTTAATACTGGTTACTTCTTGTATTTTGTACAGGGTAAACTACAAAGCCAAGACTTTAACTTTGCTGAAAGTGTGCCTAATCGTGTATACAGTATCAATACTAACAATATTAACAACAGTGACATTTGGTTATACAGTGTAGACACCAATGGCAATCTAGGCACATTGTGGGAACAGGTTCCAGCTGTGGCCAATACCAATGTTATCTACAATCAAAGCACTAATAGAAATATCTATCAAGTTAACAGTCGTGCAGGTGATCAAATTGATCTAGTATTTGGTGATGGCTCATTTAGTAATATTCCACAAGGCAATTTCCGTGTGTATTACAGAACCAGCAATGGCCTACAATACAAAATTACTCCTGACGAAATGCAGGGTGTAGTAGTTCCTATTAACTATATCAGTGCAAGTGGCCGTGTCGAAACCATTACAATCACAGCCAGTCTACAGTACACAGTGGCAAATTCAGCCACACGTGAAAGTCTTGACGATGTACGTCAGAAAGCACCACAACAGTTCTACACACAGAATCGTATGATCACAGGTGAAGATTATAATATCTTACCTTACACATTATTCAGTAATATTTTAAAGATCAAAGCAGTTAACCGTACCAGTAGCGGCATTAGTCGTTATCTTGATGTTATTGATGTAACAGGCAAATATTCCAGCACTAACATTTTTGCAGATGATGGTATCTTATATCGTGATCCTTTTATCAATACATTCAGTTTCAGCTACACCACTACCAATGACATCTATCGTGTGATCTATGACAAGGTAGCACCAATTGCGCAAGCACCTGAGACTACACAATTTTTCTATGCTAACTATCCTTTGATAGCATTGACTAATATCTACTGGAATAAATCAACTGTGATTGCTAACGGTAGTACAGGATACTTTACAGATGCATCAGGTAAGATCTTACAAATTGGCTCATCAGTGACCAGCAATAACAAATACATAGTACAAGGTAGTATTATTCGTTATTCAGCAGGCCTAGGTAACTACTTTGACGCTACAAATACTATACAAACAGGTACACCTAGCAAGCCTGGTGACAAATACTATATCTATGGTGCAGTAGAATTAGTAGTAGGTGATGGTACAAATGGAGGACAGGGTAATTTACCTAATGGCAGTGGTCCAGTGACTATCAGCCAAAATGTTCCTACAGGTGCTATTGCTGACAAAGTGTTTGCAGTATTCAATGTAACATTTTCTAACAGCATTGTAGCTGCAATGGTCAGCTATATTCAAGCCTATGCTAACTTTGGTCTACGCTATGATGTAGGTTTAGCCAGCTGGCAAATGGTACTACCAGGCGACTTAAACACTGCTAATGATTTTAGTTTAGCTCATGCTGGTGATACATCTGGTACAGGGTTAGATTCAAGCTGGCTTATCGCATTTACAACTGTGGGTAAAACCTACACAGTTAGCTATCGCGGCCTAAACTATGTGTTTGAAAGCGTATTAGAAACAGACTTCTACTATGACGGCACGACTAAGATCTTTGATACCACAACAGGACAAACTGTACACGATCAGATCAAAGTGTTAAAAGTTAATAGTAATCCCGATGACAGTAATCCACTGGCACTTGACTACATTTGGTATATCTATAAAGCTATTACTGAAGTTGATGGCTATGTAGATCAAAATCGTATTTTAATTACATTCAGTGATGTCAACAATGACGGCATCCCAGATAATCCTGAACTGTTTGAATTGATTGTTAGCCCAGAAACCAACATTGACAGCAAGTACGTTTACTTCCAAGAAACCACTGGCTATGATAATTTTATTGTACAGACCAGTGTAGACAATAGTACTGTGGTATCAACATATCAATCACTGCGCGATGCACAGGTAGCTGCAACAACCTACCAAGCAGGACAACTGTTCTATATACCACCAATTGATAGTTTTTATCAATTGAGTGTTAGTGGCGCTGTTTACACACTCAATCCTGTGTCAGGATATGTGGCTAAAGTAGGACGCCAAAGTATCTACTTCCAGTATCGCCATAATAGTCCAAATAATCGCCGTATTGATCCTAGCCCAAACAACATCATTGACTTGTATATTCTAACGCAACAATATAGCACAGACTATCTTGCATGGGTACAAGACACTACTGGATTAATCAGCAAACCAACAGCACCTACCAGTGAAGAACTTGATACTGCTTACAGTGGCCTAGACAATTACAAAGCCATCAGTGACACTATCATTTATAATCCTGCGGCATTTAAACCTTTGTTTGGAGCCAAAGCAGATCCTACACTACAGGCAAATTTCTTAGTGATTAAGAATCCTAATGTGGTTATCAGTGACAATGAAGTACAAAGCCAAGTGATTGCAGCAATTAATAGTTATTTTGATGTGGCCAATTGGGACTTTGGTGAAACATTCTACTTCAGTGAATTAGCCGCATACCTACATGTTCAATTAGTTCCTAATGTAGCAAGTATTACGATTGTACCTGCAAATGAATCCAGCGTGTTTGGTAGTTTAATGCAGGTTAATTGTAACATCAATGAAATAGTAACCAGTGCAGCCACAGTGGCAGACGTGAAAATAATTACAGCAATTACCGCTGCTCAGTTGAATCAAACTGGCGCAGTTGTAAGTTCATAACATATTGAGAGTATAATGGCCGTAACAAGAAAAACGCTTAAATTTTTACCTAGTGTATTCCAAACTGATACGAATCAAAAGTTCTTATCAGCTACAATGGATCAACTGGTCAGTGAACCTAATTTAACAAACTTATATGGTTACATAGGACGCACATTTGCTCCTACATATAAGAGCGGTGATAGCTACATAATTGAACCTACAGCTGATCGTCAAGACTATCAGCTTGAACCTAGCTTGGTAATCAAAGATCAACAACAGAATATTAAATTCTTTGCTAGCTATCGCGATTTACTAAATCAAATCAATTACTATGGCGGATTCACTAATAATCAAAGTCGCCTATGGGAACAAGAATACTACAGTTTTGATCCATTAATTTCATATGACAAGTTTGTTAACTTTAGTCAATACTACTGGTTGCCTAATGGTCCTGATGCTGTGGCTGTTAACACCTCAGGTCTGCCACTGACTACAACATACACAGTCACTCGTGATCCTAACAATCTTCAGTATATTTTTACTGATCAGACTGGCACAGTAGACTATAGTATTACTCTGGCACGCGGTGGCGAGTATAAATTTATAGTCAATCAACCTGGTGTACCTTTTTGGATTCAAAGCGAACGAGGCAATCTAGCTCTAGCAGGTAAAGTAAATGCTACTCCTACTATCAGCTCACGCGACGTCTATGGCGTAACTAACAATGGTATTGATGTTGGTACTATTTCATTCAATGTTCCGCAAAGCACGGCACAAGACAAGTTCTCAGGCATGCAGGTAGTAGACAATATAGACTACTCTACGCCAGTACCATACAATACCTGGCAGAATAAAACAGTCAGTCAGTTTACTACAGAGTACCCACAATACAACGGTATTGTTCAACAGCTCACAGGTAAGAAACTAGTTTTTTCTAGTGTCAGCACTTGGCCACACAAAGGTGGCGATGCTGATTGGACTGCTCCAGTAGTACATGATCACTCAGGTAATGTAGTACCAGGTTATAACGCAGGTACTATTGTCAGCTCATCGTTGAGATACAACGTATGGAAAGTTGTGTTAGTTGATGCAGGAATTAAAAATGCAGATGGCACTAATGACCTACTAATACAGTTAATTCCTGATCAAGCAGTGGCAGTGAATCAAAAGGTCTACATTAAATTTGGTGTAGTTAATGCCAACAGAGAATTCTACAAAGATCTTGACGGGTTATTCTATCCAATGCCGCTGTTAACTGCTGGCCTAGATACCTTGTGGATACAAGACGGCACAAATTATAATATTTTTGAAAAGATCAAAGTTGTTGAATACAACAACTGGGCCATTGATGTAGATGCTGACATCCTAGGACAACAAAATTATACTAGTCCAAATGGAGTTAATTTTACTTCAGGATTAAAAATTCAATTTGGCACAGATGTAACGCCAGCTGAATATCAAAATAATCAATACTACGTAGAAGAAGTTGGTAATCAAGCATTATACAACAGTGGTATACGTTTAGTCCCTGTAGACCAAATGATAACCCCAGAGGCCTACATTAAAGAAAATACTTTATTGTATCCTAATACCTTGTTCCCAGACTACATTACTATTAATCGCAGTAGTGTAGATCGTAATGCTTGGTCACGTAACAATCGTTGGTTCCATGTTGACGTTATCACTGCCACAGCAAACTACAATGGTGTACTACCATCATTTGACCAAAATTCTCGTGGCCAACGACCTATTATTCAATTTGATGCAGATACATTATTGTTTAACTATGGCCGCCGTGGACTAGATGCGATTGATATTTTAGACACCACTACCACAGATGCATTTACGCAACTGCAAGGCCAGACATATTCAACTGCATTTGGTATACCATTATTAGACGCTAACGGTAAACCAATATACCCCAATGGCCTGCGTGTGATATTTGCTGCTGATCAAGATCCATTGGTTAAGAATAAGATTTATCTGGTCAAACTAGTACAGTATTCAGTTGATCTAGATGGAGCACCTACAGGTCCATATCATATTGAATTAGTCAAAGCTGCAGACGGAGATGTATTACCATATGATACTACCACAGTAGCAACTGGTCAATACGCAGGTAGTGAGTGGTGGTACAATGGTGTGCAATGGAATAGCAGCCAACAAAAGACCGCGGTTAATCAATTTCCGCTATTTGAAGTGTTAGATGTTAGTGGCAAGAGTTTTTCTACCTATACTAGAAGTACATTTAAAGGTACTTGGTTATTTGGGTATTTAGTTAATTCCACTGGCTTTGTTGATCCTGTACTAGGGTTCTCATTGACCTATAGAAACTTCAGTACCCAAGGCGATATTGAGTTTCAAAATTACTTTAACACAGACTCATTTACCTATTCAGATGCTTCTGGAGTAGTACAAACAGAGCTAATTAACCTTGGCTATCTACAAACTATAGTTGACAGCCAAACACTGCAACCTAAAAATACCTGGAAGACAGTTCCAGAAAACAGTAAACAGTATCAACAGATCAGCTATACCTATGATGGTACTACTAGCTCATTCCCTATTGATGTAGTACCAAATACATCTGCAACTATACCTTACTTAAAAGTATTTCAAAATTACACGTACTTACAATCTAGTCAATGGGCGTTGGCCAATAGTGCAGTTACAGTTTCTGCAACACTGACCACTGGTGACCAAATTGATATTCTAGTCTATAGTGATCAAGTCAGCCAACTTGGCTTCTACCAAGTACCACAGAATCTAGACGTTAATGCACAGAACGTAGATATTAATACATTGACCCTAGGACAGGTTCGTAACCATTTAGTTGCGCTGGCACAGAACAGCAATTCAGTTATAGGTAATATTCTTGGCAGTAGTAACCTACGTGATATTGATATCAAAGCCCAAGGCGGTACACTGCTACAACACTCAGCACCTGCACCACTGTCAATATTCCTAGTAGATGACAACGCTAACTTTATCAATGCCTTGCGCTTTGCTCAACAAGAATATACTAAATTTAAAAATAAATTTTTAGAACTAGCAGTTAGTTTACCAGGTATTATTCCTACAGATCCTGCGGCCAGTGTTGATTTAATTTTAACTAAGATCAATGCTGTTAAGAATAAATCATTCCCATTCTACTACAGTGACATGGTACCTTATGGTCCATTAAAGACTACCTTAACCTATACTGTATTTGATCCTTTAGTCACTGACTATCAATTAACTAACGTATTCAACGACCAACAGTTAAGCAATCAAGCAGTATTAGTCTATGTCAATGGTCAGCAAGTGGTCAATAATCAAGACTTTGAATTTAGTTCAACAGTACCAGCAATAACATTCTTAACAACATTAAATGTTGGTGACATTATTACCATCAACGAATACAGCAACACTGATGGTAACTATATTCCAGAAACTCCTACTAAGTTAGGCTTATGGCCACCATATGTACCAGAAGTATTCTATGACAA